GCGGTTCCCGCTGGTTCAAAACCTTCGGTCACCTCGATGATATATTTGATCAAATCATCAGTGATTGATGTCGGCGATGATTCAATGAATACATTGCGCGAAAACAATCCCATCGGATCGGTTGATGAAATCCATGCATTTGCATCAAATTCGGTCAATGTTTGTGAACTATTCAAATAGTAAACCTTCAAAATGGCCAAAATGCGACTATTTAAGCGAAAATAATTGCCTGATGGTATATTTAGACCATTTATCGGATTCACAATCGCTGGCGCGCCGGTAAAACCATCAAATGCATACCGCGCAGTTCCTTTCCTGATGGAATAACCTAAATAGGCGGAACATGATTCAATTGCCATCGAAATCAAGTTGGTAATATATGCATCATCAGAACTTGATGTCACGCGCAAATGTTGTTTGGCCTCCGCTAAACTGACATAATCAGTTGCGGCATTGGCGAATGCGGTGTATCTTCTTGCAACAAACATTTTATTCAGCGTCTAATTCGGTTTCGGGATTGATCGGTTTCTTTTTGCTCACTTTTGGCTTTTCAATTATTTCTTCTTCTACGATTTCAATTGCGCCGGCCTCCAATAACAATTCGCATTGTTTGGAATCCATGTCAACAATTTCGCCCGCATTATAAGACAAATTGAATTTTCCGGTTGGGTTAATCAAAAATTTCACTTTCATGGCCCATGGGCGGTGCAATCAAGACCACCCATGGCATGCGGATAAACCCCCGCATGGGTTTTGATTTGTTGTTATTAAGCAACAATATCTTTACACACGGCAAATGCGCCGGGGTTCAATACTGCTGTGTCCAAATAAGCATTCAACACAACATTTGTCAAACCGGCGGTTGCGCCTGAATATGGATCTACTGTGAGTTCCATTCCACCCCATGATCCAACCAAAAATTTAGACCAATCCGCGAAAATCATTGCTGACAATGCGCTTGAATTACCTTTTGTCAAAGTTGATGGACACAAAGTTGTTGTTGCAACACCATAGCCATTCAAATCTGTTCCACCTGATGCCCAAATGAAGTTTCCTTCAACACCTGATGCTTGACGGCTTGTTGTTTGCAATTTGGCTTTAACCAATGGGTTTGTCAAATAAGCATATCCATTCCCGTTGCTATTTTCAACCGCTTTCATCAAATTCACAACATCAGCCCAAACCGGTGCAGCACCATTGGCATTTGTTCCATTTGAAGTCGCGCCGCCGGCGTAAACAACATTGACATTGGCATTTGCAATGATTCCGGTTGGCTCATTTGATCCACCACCTTTAATCGCTGCACTTTCCAATGATTGCGCCATTGCATTCAATAACCAACTTCTTACATAACCATCAATTGAATTGCTTGATTGCAACATCAACTGATTAGAAACTTGAATATAAGCGGCCAATCTTTTTGGGCTTAATGTTACTTTTGAAAATGCTGGTGACTTTTCAGTCGCGGTTCCATTTTCAGTATTCCAACCCGCTGATGGCAAAGTTGATGCAGTTGGTAAATCCAAGTTTCCAACCAACCCACTAAGTTGCTGAACACCTAAACCGGCCAACACAGTTTTTGGCAACAATACATCGATGATTGAACCAACTGATGTTTGAACATTCACACCACCTTCTGATCCACTTGATCCGCCGGTTGCAGTCATATCGCGCTTGAAAACCTCGGATGGGATTTTGATGCTATGTGCAGAAACACTCACACCACTTCTTTGGAATTCGTCGCCACCCATTGCACTGAATTCACCTTCAACACCATCGCGACGGCCGGTAATTGCCATTTCCATTGCGCGTTTGAAAGAATAATCCTTTGCCATGCTTTCTTTTTCCTTTTCTTCGCTGCGGCTTGCACTATGGCCGGCGGCTTGCGCTGCAAGGTTTTGCAATTTTTCAAGGGTTTCAACCTCTGATTTGATCGCACCTAAGCGGGCCTCAATTTCGGTCAATCGGCTTGTTTCTGAATCGGCCATTGAGCGGGCTTCCTTTTCAATGGTTGTTTGCAAAGTTGCCAATTCACCAAGTAAACGGCCTCTTTCTTCTTTTAATGCTTTGATTTTATTCATGATTTTTTAGTTTTTTTTATAAGTTAGTATATCGCGCCAATGCCAATTTCAAAATGTCGGCACTGACATTGCTTCTTTTTGCTGATTCGATTTCTAAATCCTGATCGCGCATTGCGATGATGGATCTTGCATCGGCTTCGGTTTCTTCATATGCCGGATAAGTTACCGGTGAAACATCAAACAATTGATCAATGATTTTAATTGTTCTTTTGCCCATTGCACCATATTTTTCGCTTTCGGTCCAAACTTGTTCTTTAATGGTAAATGCAAATGATGATTGTGTGATATCACCGCGCATGATTGATCGAACAACTGACATATGGGTTGGGTTCTCATAATCAGGAATCCAAGTATATTCCAAATTTCCATCAGCATTGACAAAAACATTGCATGTTTTGGACTTTGTCCGGCCCAATATCAATTCGCATTCATGATTAAACAAACAGCGAATATCATATTCACCACTTAATGCATAATCAAATGCACCGGTCAATATTACTTCTTCGAACATGCCCAAATCCGTCACCGAATTAACAACGGCGGCAATTCCGCCAATTTCGGTTGGCATTCCATCGCCGGTGGCTCTAATATGAACAGTGCCGGTGAATGTTCTTTTTTCTTGTTTCATTATAAATTGGTTTGATTATTGATGCCGCTTGGGTTGTTTGTTTTATCGACTGATGCCATTAATTGTTCAATTTTCGCATCCATAAATGCATCCATTTTGGATGATGGCATCAAATTGGCTTCAATCAAATATTCGTCGCCTCCTTCAAATCCATTTGCATCCTCAAATTCGCGGGCCTCATTCCTTGACAACCAACCACCGCGGATTCCTTTATTGTAGAAATCGGCGCGATCATTTGCGCTGGCCCTTAGCAATGAATTAAAATTAAATTTGAAATAATAAACCGATTTGTCATATTCGGTTAACAATTTGCGCTGAAATTCTTGTTCGATATTGATTGCATATGCCATTAATGTCCGCATGTAGAAATCTTGATATTCTTGTTCCACTGATGATTGTGTTCCATCCTTAGCACCAATCATTGATGCTGGCACCCCAAAGATCCGCGCGATTTCTTCGGAATCAAATTTCCTTGTGTCCAAATATTGCGCTTCTTCGGGTGTCAATGACAATTTTTCCATCTTGATGCCTTGTGGCAATACAGTTGATCGCGCAGCCCCATCAATAACATCATCCAATGATTTTTTCAATGGTCCGGCTTGTTCCGGTTTGATTTGCGAATCCGATGTCAAAAGGAATTTTAACACCCCATTTTTGTAAACACCCGCATTTCCTGAAATTGCCGCCAAATCAATTCCCAATGTTTCGGCATGCAAAACAATTGGTGAAACACCGGCCAATGGATTGTCCAAACATTGACCTTTGAAATGTAGCATGTCAACCGCTGGTATAACCGATGGGTAACCCGGCGCGCTGCATTTATAGAACAATTGGCCGTCTTGCAATGCCGGTGTAATGAAATCAGGTGAAATCGGATGCAATTCGACGGCCAAAAATCTTGCATCGCGGTTGATGAATGCATATGCATTCCCGCGCAATGCCAAATCGGATGTCATATATTTCATGAAATCGAATTGTGTCTGATATGCATTTGGCTCATTCAAAACCGGTGTTGTGTAGTGGATCACCACAGTTTCGCGGGATTTGCCATCAAATTTGTACAATTTCAGGTTCAAACCGGCAATTCCATCGGCAATCACTCGAACACATGCATGGACTGATGCAATTGATAATGCGGTCCGCGGATTGACCGCCTGACCGCTTTTTGTTTGATAGCCAAATACACTATTCAAAGAATTCATCAACCATTCGGTTGGTTGCGATAATGACGACCGCTTTTCAATTCCTTTGAACCCAAACAACCTTTTTACACTAAATTGCATGGGGCGAATTTATTTTGTTTCCAATTAACATTTGCAACAATTATCGATTTGTTTTGAGCCATCGCGACAACATGGATCGAAAAACTGTGTAATCGCGGAACCTTGGGCGATCAAAAACCGCCTTGTGTCTTTTTTCAATTTCTTCATATGCTTCGCGATATGTCTTATGTTTTGGTAATTCTTTGTAGTATTCATTCATGAATTCATCAAGATAAGTTAACCATGCATCGGATTTCATCTTTTTATTTTTTTATAGTGATACAAACCAAAAATCGGTGTTTTGTTCCTTGGCCGCCGATTGCATCGCGGTCCCTAATGCCATCACAACTGAAACCGGCCCATCCACTTTGTCACCTGATTTGGCTTTGTCGATTTTGACATTGCCGGCCGGATCGGTTCGCAATAAGACATTCGACATCATCCATCGGGTGACGGGGTTGCCGGCATGCCTTAATTGTTTATTCTTGACCATTCTTTCCAATTCCTTGGTTGGTGTTGACATGCTCACAAAACCTTGACCAAATGGAAACATTGTGATGCCTTCATTTTGTAATTCAATAACCAATTGTGATGCATTGAATCGGTCAAATGCGATGTCCTTGATGTCATATTCCGTCGCTAACTGCACAATTTTGGCCTTAATGAAGGAATAATCGGTCACATTGCCTTCGGTTGCTACAATAAAGCCATCGGCGATCCATTGGCGGATTGAATTGCCCGCCGCGTCATTTCTTTTGCGCGCAGCATCTTCGGGTAAAAAATACCATGTCCGGATCGCATGCATTGCTGGGAAATATAGTGTTAATGCACAAAAATCGCCGGTTGATGCCAAATCCAATCCGCCAAAACAATATTCACCCTTCAAATCATCATCGCCACTGCATTCGCGCCAAATGTCATCAGGGATCCAAGTTAATTCGGTATCGGTCCAAACATTTAACAATTTAGTTTTGAATTCAACTTCTTTGCCCGCATATTCTTTTGCCTCGGTCAATGCTTGTTCCAATTTCCTTGGGTATACTGAAACACCCCAATTCGGATTGGCCTTTGCCCAAACTTTGTCATCCATCCAATCATCGCCATTGTCCAAAGTATAAATCATTGAAAACAATGCATCATCTTTGATCGCGCCATTTAAGACATTCACACAATATCCGCGATGGCGGAAACATGCCGATTCTTTGTTGAATCCGGCGGTTGTGATGGTAAACAACAAAGGTTGTCGCCTTGCACCCATTGAATTGAAAATTACATTGTACAATTCATCATTGGGGTGTGCATGGTATTCATCAATGACCGCCATATGGGTGTTCAATCCATCTTGTTTGTTTGGATTCCATTCAAGGGGTTTGTATAAATTTTGCTCATGAATGATCCGGCGGTTGTTCACTGAATTGTTAACAATCACCGCATCTTTCAACCAATCGGTGTTTTGGCACATCCGGACCGATTCCCCGAAAACCATCATCGCCTGATCCAACTTTGTTGCCGCTGAATAAATTTGCGCGCCGGCTTCATCATCAGCGATCAGGCCATAAAGCATGACGGCGGATGAAAAGGTCGATTTGCCATTCTTTCGCGGAACTTCAATATATGCGCGACTAAATCTTCGCGATCCATCAGGATTCAAAAATCCAAAAAGGTTCCAAATGATAAAGGTTTGCCATGGTTCCAATATAAATTTATTGCCGGCATGCTCACCGGTTGTGTGTTCCAATTCTTCAATAAAATTGATGGCATGCATTGCATAACCTTCATTGAAATCATATTTGCCCAAATCATCAATATATCTTTGACATGCCGATTTCACTAATTCACATGCATGAATTTTTCCTGAAATGACATCCAAGGAATATTGATGGCCCTTATTTTGGAACTTGGGATTCAAACAATGCGATCGCTAAATTTGCCAAATATTGATTTCGGTATAAATGCGGTTCATTGGTCCACAATCCAAATTTGTCGCATGGCTTAAATTCTCCGCCTTGACTGCGAGTGATGATAAATTTTGTTCCAAGGATTTCAACCTTAAATTCAATTGTTTTGCCGGATGAATCAATTTCAAATGCGGCGATTATCTTTTTTGCCATTATGCTGATTTTATAATCTTTTTATTTCTTCTTTTACTTCTTCAAAATAATCTCTTGCGCTAAGGTATTGTACCCCGTAAGGCATAAATTTTATTGCATCTAGCATCTGATCAATAGTAATCTTTGCACAGTCTTTTAATGTTAGGGCATCTTCAAAAAACTCTGTTAATTGTTTTGCTTTTTCTTTTGGTGTCATTATGCTGATTTTTTCTTTAATAGTTCCAATTTTGTCACTGGCTTTGCATTTGTGTTTGGAATGCGCGCCCGCGCTGATGGGGTGACCCCGATCAATTGTCCCAACTGCATTGCTTGCTTGACCAAATTTTGTTTTGTTGTGAACCATGGATTGACTTTTGGCCCCTGATCGGTTTCAATTACCATCCCTTGTTTTTCCACAACCTTAACCGCCTCATAATAATTCGCCATTGTTTCGGAATACATTGCGATGATTCCCAAATCCACCCCGACCAACATGTTGATCTTTTTTAATTCCATGCACATTTCATCAAAAACTTTTTTAGCAATTGGTGATTTGAATTCGATTTCGGTTGTTGGTTGTTCAGTTGACATAGTTAATTGCATTTCATTATCCAAAATTCGGCATTTCTGCGCGGTTCCTTTCAATTGTTTGATGGCGGTTGGCACTTTGGGTCGTCCTCTCATTTTGATGTGCTTAAATGGGCTTAAAATTGATTATGCACGGGGGTGAATAAGAT